TCACGATCGCAACCGTCCCACCGTCCAATGCAGGAAATAGAAGCCCCACGGGAGCGCGATGGCGAAATACCAGAGGTTCGAGGACAGGTCGTCGGTGCTGCCGAGCTCCAGCATCTTGTCGTAGACGACGAGCTTCCAGATAAAGAGAATGCCGGGGGTCGCCATCAGCGCCCGGATCACGGCATCGATCGGGTGACCGGCAATCGTTGCCGCCGCCTGATACCAGGCGATCCGCTCTTGCGCCGCGACGCGCTCCTGCTCGGTCTTGGCATCAAGGAGCTTGGCTTCCCACTGCTGGATCTGGCCCAGGATGGTCGAGAGCGGATTGAGCCACGCGAGGAGGGTGCTGAGCATGTCAGGCACCCTTCGTCCGCTTGGCGTATTCGAGGATGACGGCTGATGCGATCATCACCGCAGCAACCACGCTCGGCTTGCCATAGGTGGTGAGCGCACTGGCTACGCTCGGGGCGTTCACGAAGTCGGCGAGCTGCGCCAGCGCGTTTATCAGGAGCGTTACGGCAACGGTGAAACCGGTCCACAGGCTGGCTGCGGCGCCCTTGGCGGCGGCAGCGCAGCGCTGCCATAGGGTGCCGATCGCCGCGCGATACGCCCGTACCACGTCAAAAACAAAATACGCCGTGATGGCGAGCGCAGCGATGGTGATGATGATGTCCATGTCAGTCTCCTTTCAGGTCTGCCACGCCACCGGAATGACGGTGGTGGGGAAGACGAATTTGTGATCGGCGAGATACCGCTCGTCGGTTTTCAGGATGCGCATCCACTCCTTGTGGTCAGCCATGTGCGGGACGACGAGGCAGCCGGCGGACCATGCCTGGATCGAACTGAGCGAAGCGTCAGCCATCCCGGTGCTGTGCTGGTTGATGCCGTACCAGCCGGTGGTGATGTGGCCCGCCTGCCGGCGGAACGATTTGTCGAAGTCGCGGTAGACGCTCACCTCGGCGCCGGTCTGGACCAGTGCCTCGTGGCCGTAGCTCTTGCCCGCGTCATGGATGCCGACTTGCCAGCAGGCTTGCTGGCCCGGCGCGATCAACGCTGCTCCCTGCGGCCCACCGATGACGTGCGTGCGGTCATAGTAGATGCCGGGCTCGGTGGTGGCGATGCAGTCGAAGACCACCTTGGGCTTGCCGTCGACGTATTGGAGGATGAGCCGGATATCGTTCCAGAGATCGATGCGGTTGTTGTTGCGCGTGCCGTCGGGGTTGACGCCTTCGAGATAGACGAGATTGACGCGCTTGCGCGCGGTCTCGACCGTGCAGTTGTGCGCCTGCATCCAGACGACGATGCGCTCGGGGTCGAGCAGGTTTTGTGATGCAGATTGCACTACAGCCTTTGGAGCCGGCGGCGATTGTGGTGCAGGCTGCACTACAGGCGCTCCGACCATCGCCAGGGCATCGCGCCGCACCTCGGAGACGCGCGTTGACCAGCCGCGGCCGAACGTGGGCCAGGTACGGAGCTGCTTGAGAAACGCCAGCCGCTCGTCACAGATTTTGTTGATGAGGTCGCGGGGCTCTGCTGGCTCGCACGCCTTGAGCACCTTTGCGGCGCGGCTGATCCCTGAATTCACCCCGTAGTCGAACACGCAATAATCGACGCCGGCGGGGAGCTGATCGCACGAGAGCGCATTCCAGTATTTCTGCCTGTAGATTGCCTCGACCTGATCCTGCGGCGCCTGCCACACGTCCGCGGGCAGGCCGGGATGCGACTTGCGCCACTCCGTCCATTCGGACTGGATGATCCCGCGGGAGGTTCGCCCGCCAGGATCGCGCGGGTCGTCGTCGTTACCGCCTTCGTGCACAAGCACGAGCTTGACGCATTTTGCGAAGTTCGAGGTGCTAGGCTGCGATGCGGGCGATTGCGGCGCCGCCACGACCGGCGGCGCGGGCTTGCCCGGCCGCAGCAGGTCGATCGAGTCGCCATACTCGCCGGCAGTGGAATAGGTAACGCCCATGCCGCCGAACTGTTTGGCCTGATTCGCGGTATTGCCCGCCCAGGCGCGGCCGTCGCCGAACGCAACAAACCAGACCGGGAGACTTGTCTTGCCGGCTTTCTTACGCAGAGCGTCCATATCGGCGGGAGAGCCCGCCCCGCGCTCGACAATTGCGCCAACCACATTGGGGCGCGCGACGTATGGTGCCGGATCGCCCTGCATGAGCAGCGGGTTCTTGGCCAGTACGCGCAAGCCATAGCGCTCCGCCATCGTAACGGCGCCAAGCACGTCGGCCACGGAATATGCGTCCGGGTTATCCAGCTCGACATACTGGAAGCCCTGCGCCACCGCGCGGGCGAATTGCTCGCTCAGGTTCTTGGTCCAGCCCGGCCCTTTGGGGTCGATCTGGCCCTCGTGATACTCGCCTGCCGTATGGGACGCATGCAGGTACGGGCCATATGCGCCTGTGTTCTTCTCATCAAACAGATTGCAGTATTTGACGCTAATACCCCTCGCCGGCTTTCCGGTCGCGTCATAGGAGACCTCGACGATCTCGCCGTCACGGCCGGTGCCGTAGATATCCGTATCGATGAGGTAGCGCAGCGGCAGCCCCTCGAGCTCGTTCGCCGGTGGCACTGTCGGGTGTGCGGCGGCGGGCGATCCGGGCACGGGTACGTACGCGGGCGCCCTTGGACTCGGCGGCAGATAGTTGAGCCGCGCCCATAGCTGTCCGATCGCTCGGATGAGCGCTGCAAGCATACTGATTCTCCTTGAGTTGGCGCGGTCAGATCACGCGCAGGATGTAGGGGATCGTGACAGCGGGCGGCATGGTCGGATGCGATCCGCCGCCGCCGTTCGTTGTGTTTCCAGTGCTGGTCAGCGAGTTGCCGCTGAAGGTGCCGGAAATGCTGCCCCCAGTGAGATTGGCGGGAATCGTGGTGTTACCGCCCAAACTATTCCCGGGCGACAATTGGTTGGGGCCAACAGTCCCCGACAGATTTGCCGGTACCCCATAAGTGCGGGTATCCGAGATTGAGACAGAACCGCTCGGCGTTCCGGAAACCGATACGCTGAGGTTGGGGACTTGCGACGTAGTCAGTGTCCGATTTTGCGCGCCGCCTGCGCCTCCGTTTTGCGTCCCATCCCAGTTGCCGCCCGCTACTGTAATGCGGTTTGCGGCAGACCCGCCCATGTTGTCTTGGCCAAATGGCGCTCGCCCGCGCATGTCGAGCACATTGAATGTGGTCGAGCCGTCGCCCGCGCCGTAGGCTGTGCCGACCAGCGAAAAATACGTGGCATAGGTCGTACGCGAGATGGCCTGGCCGAATGGCAGCACGAAAGCCGAGTTTGGCGCCGTCGTTCCCGTGTAGGGAAGCATGGCGCCAAGCGGGATGCTGTAGGGATTGCCGGCAACTCCCTGCAAATAGAACGCGCCGTCGCTGTTGTTGTAGGTCACCACATACGGCGTGCCCTGCGCGAGCGTGCCGGATGGGATTTCAACGCTGGGGGCAAACCGAATCGGCTTCGCGCCCAGGCCGTCAACGTTGAGCGTGATCTGCTGCCCGGCCGAGCCAGCGCTTGTCGTGTGCGGCACGAACGCAATCATCTGCTGATGCATGTGCGCGAGCGTGTCGAAGCCTTGATAACTGCTAAGGGAATACGCGCTCGACGAGCCGGCCGTTGTGATCGCGCCCGCGATGTCGTCTCGGTACTTTGATACGGCCGCCATCATGGCCCGCGCAGAGTCGTTCACCGAGGAAGGCGCTTGCCCCTCTGCCCAATTGATGCTCGCATCAGCCGTGGCATTGGCAGCAGCGGTCTGTGACCACTTCCATAGTGTCATGCGTGGTAACCTTTGACGGATTGTCGCTGAAATCCGAGGGCCGTCATCAGAGGCGCGAGCGAGCGTGAGCGAGCGAGCCTCAAAGGATGGCGGCGGGGGGTCGCGGCCGTACGCTTCAAGACCCTCGGCGCGCAAAGGGCGCGCCGATTCCCTCAACCGTGACGGTTAAAGAGACGGCTCCTGCGCGCTTGGTGACGCGGTAAAGGCGGAAGCTTTCTTTCCCCTGGCGTGGCTTACTGCGCCTGTTCGCCAGCTTTTGGTCCTTGGACAAAAGTTCGAAGATTTCGCAGGGCTAGCGCGGACTTCGGATAAAGCAGCTCCGGAGCGGCTCGCCCTGTTGCACGTTCATACGCAAGCTTAAGCTTTTCTAGCCGGGAGTTGAGCAATTCAAGCGCGCTGCCAACGCTAGCTTTAATCTGTGCAGGAGAATTCGCCTTGGCGATATTGTCTTTCCACTCGCGAACTTGCGCATCGTCGATCCCGCTCGCCCGAAACAGTGACTCGATGTCATCAACTGCGGCTTGGCGTTGCGGCCCGGCTTCTTTCATGGAGAGCGATTCAGAATCGAGCGGCGATATCGTCTCTTCGGAGCCTCCATCCGCACCTGCCTTCCCGCCAGGTTTGGCATGCGCCTTCATGAAGTTCCCGAGCTGGCCGATTGCAGAGTTTACTGCTGTAACATTCTTACCCAAAGCGGTGGGATCCGCTGAGTTCTGCGCCACGCCTGGACATAGCTCGCATCCAGTACGGCAAATGCCTCTTGCAGCAGCTCATTGCCCAGCAATGCTTCGGCGCGAGCCCCGCGGGATATCGCTCGCTCGGTCTTGTCTTCGTCCGTGCTCATTGCGACGCCACTGGAAATTAATTGTATCTGCCGCGATCATCGACAAATCCGCGCGTATACACATTAACAGGCGCTACACTCGCAGATGCAGTTAGGTAGATATTTGACGATGCGTCCGTGTAGATCATCGGCCCGTAGACCATACTGCTGCTTTCTGATCCCCAAACCTCAAATCCGGGACTTGTGCCAGGAGACCCGTTTCCGGAGGGAACGAGTTGCGGCTCGGACGGGCTAGAAACAATGATCGTGGGTGCACCGCCAGCCGCCACGATCACTCGCAAAAGCGGCCGAGTCTGCACACCAAGCGGAGTAGACAGCGGATAGAGTGTCGGTGTTGCCGTAACGGTCACGCCCGCCACATCGCGCGGGAGCGCCGACCAGTAAAATGTCTCCCCGACCTGTTTGAACGCGAGGATGTGCGCGCTGCCGTCGGTAAGGAACGAGCCGATGCGGCGTACCTTCGTGTCGCTGATTCCAGCCGGACGATTTGCCCCAGTGGCCGAAGTGTCGAAATAGATATCCGGCGTGCCGCCGTTATTGGCGAGGATGACGTGATACCATGTGCTGTTGGCAATGGTCAGCCCATTGCCCATTCCGTTGTTGCCCGTGCCTGATGTCCATGCGCCGGCCGTCGATTTCGTGAACGCGCCGATCGAGATCATTACCGCATTGCCGCTGTCGGCGGCTTGGCCAGCGGCGATGTCAAGGACCGAGCTGGGCGTCCCTCCATCATTGGAAAGCGTAAGGCCGGCGATGTAGCTGCGCAGCACCGAAACGCCACCCAGATTGGCGAGCGCCGTCGCCTGGCTGTTAACGTCGTTGAGGTTGTTTGCCGGATTAAGCGGGGTGAACCCGAGCGCCGTCGTCACATCGCCGGACGTTTGCGTGACCGCGCCCGTGCGCGAGTTGAACGACGCTACACCGCCACCCCCGCCACCTGCCCGCAGCATGGATCAGAGCCCCTCTGCCGGAGTGATATAGAGCGTCGCGGTGCCGCTCGCGGTAATGGCCGCAATGTACGTCGCGCCGATCGGCACGCTGAACAGCTGCGTTGTGCCGCCGTTGAGCGGCGTTCCGCCCAACGTGGCGCCGGAGGGCACGATGGCCGTCACGCTACTGCCGCCGAACTCGAAAAAGCACAGCGAGTCAGCCGATTTGGTCGAGAGCATCACCTGCGCCGTGTTGGCGGGCAAAGCGACGTTGGCGGTAGCGGTCGTCACTGCGAGCGCCTGCGTTGCCGCCGGGTAGGGCTTGAACGGCTGTATGGGGCGATAGGACATTCATGTTCTCCTAATGCGATGCGTCCGGCTTCGCCGCGCTCTTTGCCGCTTCCATCTTGGCCACGTGCGAAGCCGCGAGCTGCTCAAGCGTCATGGCGTGGTGCGCCTCGCGGTGGCGCAATTCCTGATCTTTCAGCTGCGCATCGATTTCCTTGAGCCGCGCTTCCAAAGCAAATTTTTGCTCAGCAAGATGAGCTTCCAGTTGCGCCTTGCTCTGGGCCAACTGCGAATCGATCTGCGCCCTTTGTGACTGAAACTGAATATCCGCCTGAGTCTTCATCTGCTGGTGCGCCGCGTCGGCCTGCACCTTCGCTTGCTCGGCTTGCGCCTTGGCCTGGATCTCCTGCTGCTTGGGATCAGGCGGCTTTTGCAGCGGCGCGCTCGCCGGGTTGCTCGGGTCGGGCGGCTGGCCCGGCGCGGTAAAGAACTTGTCCGTATCCTTATGGCCGGCGAGCTTCGTGAGCTCCTTGGCGGCGTTGAAAATGTTCTGCGCCGACACAATCGGCAGCCCGCCCAACACGGCCTCTTTCTGCGCCGCGATGATGAGCTGCAAATGCGCGAGCTGCTCCGACTTCGAGCCGGTGCCCAGCCCAACGTTGATCGTCATGTCGTCGCGCGTTTTCCAGTCGCGCGGGTCGACTTGCGCCCACTGCCCCCGCAGCTTCGCAATCGCCGGCTTGCTCGCATGCTTGCGGATGGTCGCATGCAAAAGCATGAACAGGTCTTTGATGCCGGTTTCGGCGAAGATCCGCGCAATGAGCTTGATCTTCGCCTGCGAGGCATTGAACATCTGGTTCGCGATCGTCGCGACCTGGTTCTGCAACGCGTTGGGATCAACGCCTTGGCCCTGGCGTGACACGCCCGTGCGCCATTCGCGCGTCGCGTCGAGATACTGCATCGCCGGATAGATGGAGCCGGTGATGTCGGGCACTTCCTGCCAAGTCACGCCGCCGGGCTGCTTCACGCGGACAATCCCGCCCGGCCGGCTCACCAGCAAGTCATCCAGCGTGGCGTCGGTTGCGTGCGCCTCGGAAACCTCCACCCGCGGGTTGTTGTGCAGATAGAGGTTGTCCAGCATGCCGCGCAGCAATGCGGTCTTGATCTCCTGAATGTCCTTGACGAGATCGGCGATCGAGCGGCCCCAGAACCGATGCGTGATGATGATCGGCGTCATGGCTGCAAACGGGATGCGATCCTCCTCGATCACATCCGGCTCGCCGTCCCGCAACAGCACATGGCCTTCCTCGCCGGCCGTGGTCACGCGGTAGAGGCGTGGATCGTCGTTCTTCTCGTAATCGAGCTTGATGTAGTGCTCGGTGACCCGGATCAGCCGATTGGCCGTGTTGAGATTGTCCTCGCCCTGGCGCAGTGTGGACTCGTTCACCGTGTCGCGGGCGATCTCCTCGACGGTATGCGCGACCAGGTAGCTGGGCAGCTTCTTGACCTGGTCCTCGTCAAAGCCCTGCTCAATTAACTGACTTTCCGTCCGAAACACGTCATGAAAGCAATAGGTCGCATCTTTGATGTTACGGGCATGGCGCGAGATGCCGAATTCCTCGGGCGGCACTGAAACCACGCGGGCCTTCTCGCTCACCCGTGCGGCCTCGATCGTCACATCATGCAGCCCGTCGTGCTCAGTATGCTCGACAACCTCAACGTCCGGGGTAGAGAGCAGCGCGGCCAGCGCCTCGGGCGGCTGGTCGAGATAGGTCTCGCGCTCCTTTAGCTCTTCTTTCTCCCAATAGACTTTGACGATGCCGTTCTTGCTGAGAAGCGAATCCTTGATGAAGGCGTACAGGATCAGGAAGCCCTGGTTGACCTGCATAAAGACATGGTTGACGTAATCGGTCTCCTGCTCGGCTGCGGGCACATCTTGAGGGCCGACCGGATCGAACCTGACAACCTCATCGCCGCCGGCGAAGATGTCCATCAGCGTGGGCATCATGCCCTCGATCGTGTCGGACGTGTCCATCGACACAGCCTTCGACCGGCCGGCCGGGGCGGCCATGTATTTGGACATGTCGCCCTGGTAGTAATCGAGCGACGTCGCGCGCTCTTCGCTGAGCTTGCTCGCCGTGATCGCGGACATGGAGTCCCAGCGCTGCGCGGTGAGAAGGTCGCGCAGCTCCAGTGCCGATATCTTGGGCATTTAATTGTTCGTCCTCGGCGGTTTGGGTATCGCAAGCCGAATAGCAATTATTGCGAAAGCAAAAAACATCAACTCAGAACGAATATATTAGACTAGACTATTCCCAGAGCCGGATAACTGATCGAGCGGTTAAAAGCTCCTCTCCGACCAGGCTCTTCGTACGCGACCGCCATTAGGCCGAAAGCGTCAGCGCCATGTGAAGACCAGTCGTGTTCTGGCCCGAGACCCACATTGCGATTTTCGTCCTTCCGTTCATGATAATACCCTAGCGCATCCCGACCCGCTTCAGTTGCGGCCTCGTTGAACCAGCACTTTGGTAAGATGCGGCGCACTGCCTCAATACGCATAGCCGCCGCGCCTTTACCTTGGTTTTTCACTACCTCGACCTGGAACTCCGCATCCCGGAGGTGATCTTCAAAACGTTTGCCAGTAATATTGTTTGCATTCACGCCATCGTGCGGTAGAACACACAGCGCGTTCTGATAACCGCGCCTGCGCATCTCGGCCACATAATACGCAAGCACCTGACCTACGCCTTCGATGTAGTCCAGGATCCGAATCTCCTGTCCCGCCCACTGCACAATCCAGATTGCCATTGCATCCGCTTGAGCGCCACTGCCCCCAATATCAAAGAACGCTCTTAATGGTAGCAACGGATCGGCAGATACCCGGCCTATGCGGCGCTCCGTCTTCGCTTCCGAAAGTCCTTTGGAGAAATAGGCGCCTTCAAAAGCCTTGGCATACTCCCCCTCCCATATGTGATCGTAGCGCTCGGGGTAAAGCGTAAGATCCAGCATCCGCTCCTCTTCGAGTACCGCTGGGAACCACGGATTATCTCTCCAGCTAGTCCTGACAACGATCGCCTCAGATGGGCGCTTCGTCCGGAGAAAATCATCAATGGCGTCAGACTTCCGGCGCGGGTTCCAACTCGCCCAAATCTCACTGTGTTTGGCGCGGATCGTTGGCCTTAACAGCGAAAGACTACGACTGCTCAGGGTTTGAGCCTCTTCGATCCAAGCGATCGTGAAACCTTCCAGCGACTTAATAGATTCGCCAGTGTGATCCTGCATGCCCTGAAATATTATAAGGCCGTCACCCGGCGTTTGGATTTTGTCGCTGTAGATTTTGGAGTATGACTCCAAACCTAGCGACGATATCTTGCTTTCTACCAGACGTTTGCTTGATTGTGCCAACGTTTTTTGAACCTCGCGGATGCATACTGCGAGAGTTCCACTATGGTTCACGCACTTCTGTACTAACAACCTACCAAAGAAGTGGCTTTTACCAGAACCGCGCCCTCCATATGCACCTTTATACCTTGCCGTGCGAAACAGGGGGGCGTAGGCCATCGGCGCTCGCATCCTCAGGGTCGAGTATTTCCTCCTGCTCGCCTTCCGGACGCTGCGGGTCGATGAGAACATTTTCAATCCGGCCTATTGGTGCTGGCAGAGGATTGTTCGCACCTCCAGCCGCAGCCTGAACCTTCCCGTCAAGTCGGTCTGCAATTCTATCTATAGCGTGCAAATCGGGTTTCTTTGCTTGGGCTACCAGCGCCTTGGCAACCTCGCGGAGTTCATGTGCTTTATTTTCTAAAAGGACCTTTCGCAATACGCTCCGGAAGCACTTTTCTTTATTATCCGAGCCACGTGGTCTTCCCATTGTTCTCTCACTTTATTTTCCAACCTAGGAGCACGCATTCAGCGCATACTTTTCCGGTTCAACTTCGGGAGAGTATCTTATTAGTTTCAGGAGCCAGGCCCTAACGGCGGTCCGCCATTTGTGTTGATCCCCAACGCAGCCTGAATATCAGCAGCCGCCGTATCCAAATCCTGCACGACACGTTCAGCGTTGTCGAGGATGGAATGAAGGTTCGTGACGCTTTGTTTAGCTTTGGTGGCTACACTATCGGCGCGCCTAGTCGCCTCCGTGAGATGGTCGCGAAGAGTTTGAGCTAGTGCCTGTATGGGCGCAGGAGCGGGCATATGGCTAAATCCTCTGTGAGCAGCGATAAGATCTCGCGCGATCTCCGCCGCACGTGTTCCGGGATCCCCAGCAAATGCGGCAGAAACGAATGCAAAAGGAGTGCCGTCGCGGTGCCAGCCGGTAAACTGAAGAATCTGGCGACCGTCCTCAGCATACCGCAGGCCTACATCTCTCACGTCCAGGTGCCCACCGGCACCCGAGAGGAATGA